TAGTTACTCCTGATAAATTGTCAACACTAAGAGCTAAGAAAATTTTACGAAATTACTTAGACGAGCATGTCAAACAAGTGTTGGAACTTGATGATTTTGATATGACTGATAAGCAATTCTTCCAATTTTTGTGTGTTTGGAATCATGGTAAAAACCATGAAAAACATGAGTGTGAAGAATATATTGCTGAATCACTTTGCTTTAAGAAAAATTGTTCCCATGAAGTATGTAACGTGTATCGTTATACTTATCTTACATGTTATAGTGACATGCAGGATTATACCCAGTTTAAACTTGTTTTTAGACAGTGGGTTAACATCGCCTGGGACCTTGATGGTGAGAAGGCTGAGAAGTCTAAACTATCAAAGGAGGAGAAGGCGTCTCCTAGCGATAAAGGCAAAGATAGAGTTGACGAAGATAAAGTCACTCCTGGAAAAGCAACAACTGAGGATGATGAACAATCGAATGATGATAATCAGAAAGTTGGAGCTTTGAAAGAAGAAATACAGCAGAATGTAGCGAAGAGAATGAAAACTTACCGAGATAAGAAAAATCGAATTCGCAATGTTCCTGATGATGTGGACACTACTCAGACTAAACAGTCTTGGAGATTTTGGAAGAAAGAGAATAGACCAGCATGGGCTGAGCCCGTTATTCAATGGACTAAAGATCATTCTTTGGAAGTGAAGTTAGCTTTTTCCATAGTTGGGACTGCTATAGTAACTTTCTGTGTCACGAAGTATTTGTCTAATCGAGGGAGGCCAGTCACCGTACAGCCTGTTCGATTGGAGAACCCGATTTCCGTTCCTTTTGGCGAAAGCCGCGGCAATTTGTTTTGTGATGGATTATTTAGTGGAAAAGACACGAAGATTCAGGAAACGCGTAAAGGTTCTCGACTTATCAAAGGCAACAAAGCTAGTTACAATGTTTACAATTTCGATCCTAACGCTGCTGTTCATGTGGCTAGTGGTGATGTTCCAATTACTTCTAGTGCTTTTGTTACATACCTCGACAGGCTCTTTAGTGACCCGATTTCGTCTGCTTCTATCGATACCGACAAAGGACGAATACGTGTTACGCGTCAACAAGAGTCCTCAAGATTTAGGTGTTTTAAGTGTAAGAAACATGACAAGTCAGGTAGTCGACAC